GCATACCAAGTGCTTTTTGCCGCTGCAGCACCTCAGCATCCAGCTGATTGCCGTCCACGTAGTCCATCTCCCGGTCGGCACGGCTGCGCCAGGATGGCTGGTTCTCGATCTCGTGCAGGTAGCGGGTGAACTCGGCCAGGTCAATGCCTGCGGTCTGAGCCGATTTGGTGCTGTATTGCGTCATGGTCAGGTCCGCCAGTCAGGGGGCTCAGGGGGCTCGTACTTGTGGGTGTTCCCGCCGATGGCGCCCAGCTCTTTCTGCTGTGCCCACTGGCGCAGGGCGTCGGCGCCCTCGCTGCAGCCGTTGGACTTGTCGGGCTCGTCGGTGAAACGGTTTTCGGCGCGGTTGAACCGCTTGCGGTAGCCCTCGATGCGCTGAATGCCTTTCTTGCACCGCTCCTTGTCGAAGTAGGCGGTCTTCAGGTGCTTGCGCGTGGACTGGATGCCCGTAATGAGCTGCGTTACCAGGGGCACGATGTAGAACTTCTCGCCTGGCATCAGGTCCTGCAGCTGCTCTTTGATCGACTTGTTGTAGTCGCTCAGGCGCTTGTGGTTGGCGTCGTGCGGCAGATAGTGGCCGCCGAACAGGTAGCCCAACTTGCGCAGCTCGGCCACGTAGTAGCGCAAGTCCTCGTTGTGGGCTTCCAGGTAGTCGATGAAACGATCCTCTCCGCGCATCTCCTGCAAGAACCAGACCGCGCACCCGTCGCTGCGCCCAACGTCCCAGAACGTATAAACGGGCGCATCCAGCACCAGCACGTCACAGATCCCGCCACGCTTGCGCAGGGCCACCATGTCCTTGGCGTAGTAGTTGCCCTCGGCGGACATTTGGAAAGCCTCGTCCGGGGTGGACGGGTATTCCTGCCACATGCGTTCTTCGGCGCCCGAAAAGTCGGCCTGCTTGGTCGCCACGTACCAGGCTCGCTGGTCGGGGTCGATGCGGCAGTCCATGGCCACCTCGATGCCATCGAAGTAGTCATGCTCTGCCTTACTGACGGCAACCGTGCGGCTGTCGAGGCGGTACTTGGGCTCCTGCCACCAGGCATAGAAGTGAAACCGGTAGTCCTTTGGCGTGAGCGGCAGTTTGCTGGCCATCAGCTTCTGCGCCTGCTCCACCATCTTGAAAAACTCGCCCTCGCGCCCTTCGGCCGTGGACTCGATCACCAGCACGCCATTCGTGGGCACCGCAGGAATGGAGCCGGTCACGACCTCCTGGGCCTTGTCGGGGTACTTCGCGCAAATCTTCCCGAACTCGGACACATGCAGGCGGTGGATGGTCCCGGAGCGCATGGACGTGGCCACGCGGATGCTGCTGTTGTTGTGCGCGAAAAGCAGCTCGTCGGCGTTGTCGGCCTCCAGCGGGAAGCGCTCGCGCAGCTGCTCGGGCAGATTGTTGTAGGCGAACTTCACCTTGTCGCGGAAGATCACCTTCGCCGCGTCACGGTCCTGGGCGATGATCCCGCAGCGCTGGTCGGCGTTGAACAGTGCATGGTCCAGCCACAGGATGGCGATCAGGGTGGTGAAACCTAGCTGTCGGGCCTTGAGGATCAGGTTGCGGTGCCACAGGCGCTTGATGAATCGCCGCTGCGCCCGGTTGGGCTTGAACGGCATGACCATCGCCTCTTCGGCCTCGTCATCACCCTTGATCATGATCTTGTAGAGGCAGCCGGAGAACAGGCGCCACTCAGGATCTGCCAGCTTGAGCGCAAGGTCGGCCTCGTCCGTTGGCAGCGGAACCAGCGGCTCGTCGTGGGTGATGATGGGCACGGCGTCGGACATGGGGATCAGTCCTCGTCGTGCTCGGGGTCGTGAGGCACGGGCTTGAACGTGCTGTTCGTGCCTCCCGTTATGGTCTGCAGCAGGGCGGTGAGCGGGTCAATCTTTTGCTCGTTGTCCTTCTGGTAGAGGCCCAGATGCTTGAACACCTTTTCGAGGGCCGCGCCCCTGTCCTGAATCTTGATCTCGATACCATCCTTGGTCTGCTTTGCGCCCGCATACAGGGACACAGCTGCAGGGCTCAAGTTGCGTGTGTCGCCCAGCACCACGCGCGGCTGGCCATCGCCACCGCACTCAGGGCAGGCAGCGAAGGGCATGCGCAAGGGGTCGTAGCCAATGCCGCCCTTTTCGTCGAAGTCGGCGGGGGCGTTGTCCTTCTTCTCGGCCCAAGCCTCGCGGTCGCGGTTCATTTCGCCAACGGTGCGCTGGTATCGGTTGCCATCGCCATAGCAGTAGCGGCAGCAGCCCACTTTCACCTGCACCAGCTCGCGGGCGTCTGCGATGGCCACGTTCCAGGCTTCGCGCAATGCCTGGTCTGCGGCGATGCCGGTGCGCTCTGCCCGCTCCTGCTGGGCTTTGGCTATTGCCGTTTGAATAGACGGTTTTGACAGGTTCTCAGCGCCCATCTGCCGCGCCGTCTTATCGCTGTACCCGGCACGAATGGCCGCCTGGGTGGCGTTGAGGTCAATCAGGTACTCACGTACAAAGCACTCCTGGCGCGGCTCCAGCGCAGCAGGTGCTGGGCTTGGAGTTGCGGCTGCCTTGGGTGGCGCATCAGATTTCTGGCGCTTTAACGGCTTGGACTTTGCCTTACTTGCGCTGGCAGCTATCTTTTTCGGAGCGCGAACAGCTACGCCAGCACCCTTTCCTGCGGTAGCTGGCTTTTTGGCTTTGGGTGGCGCCTTCTTGGGCGCGGTGTTTGATGCCATGCCCGCAGTTTCGCGGGCTGTGGCGATTGGGTCGAACCCTAGAGGGGGGCAAAAGAAAAGCCGCCCGGATTGCTCCTGAGCGGCCAGCACTTAATTCAAAGTGACTAAAACTTTCCTTGCACTTCAATCGTTATAGGCCTTCAGGATCGTTGTCGTATCCCCAATCAAGAGCTTCGTCTTTCGTTAGATGTGGCCCATGCCACGGGGGGTTACGCGCTTTCCATCTATCCCACTCTGTGCCAGGTATTTCCACGGCAAACACGTGGATTCCCTCACTGACATCCCAGCATATCTGGACCGCGTACCAACCAGGCGCCGTAGGATGGTGGCTCCCATCGCTCCACTCTGAAGTATTCATGTCGTTGTCCTTGGCTCCGGGGGCCTTTCACCCGGATGGCTTGTAGGATTTTCGCCTCAATAACTTACGGCCCGCCTTTTGTAGGTGCAAACCCTAATCCGAAAGCAACTCCAACTGCGCCGCGTTCGCCCCAAGTTTGCTTTGCAGCCCCTCAACCTGCCTGCGCAGCCGGCGCACCATATCCGCGAGCTGTAAGGTCTGGTGCGTGTGTTCGATCACTGCGGTCTGCGCGGATGCTCCTGCGGCTACTGGGGCCACTTGGGTTCGCCACTCATGCGGATTGAAGGCCATCACCTGGTCGCCCTTTTCCAGCTTCACGTGTCCGGTGGGCATGACCGTAATGCTTACGGGCTCGCTGGGTTCGTGCCGCTGGCAGGGTCGGTACACGCCCCGCTCCGGGCACCAGATCTCGTCCCGCTCCTTCAACTCCTTGATGCAATCGTTCACTGTGACCGTCTTGAGGCCCGTGTGGCGCACGATGGTGGAGCAGGTGATCTCCATCTCTTGCTCGAACAGGGCGTGGATGGCCTCCAGCACCTGGACCCGGCTGCTGCGCTTATCGGTGAGAGTCGTCTTGTCGGTCATAGGTCCTCCCGGCTACAATCGGATTGCTCAGGTCCGCATTGACCGGGAAGGCCCGCTTCGGTGGGCTTTTCTTTTTTCAGTTCATCCAACTTCCTTCAGAAAATCCCTTAGCTCCTCCTCGGCTTCCTCGATCATTTCGTCCGCCTCGGACGGGTCGAGCTGGTAGCGTCTGCGTCGGTACATGACCTTCGCGTAGTCCTCGGCAAATTGCTTTGCACGGTCGAATATCTGGTCTTGCTCTTCGCGGGTCAGCATGGGCGCTCCGGCTGTTGGTCGTGTGGATACGGGATTCCCTTGGGCCACAGGCCCATGGCATGAATGCGGCGTTGTGTGTCTGCGGCCCAGGCCGGTTCGAGCTGGTGACGCACGGCTTTCGTGAATAGCGCGCCCTGGTCTAGCTGGCCGTGGCAGCCCCGTACACCAGGGCGGTCGCAGCAGGCCGGGAACAGCGTCAAATCGCAAGCCTTGATGCCCATGCCTTTGCCGTCCGAGCCGTGGGCCGCTTGCGAATACCCTGGGACCTTACAAATCACGCACGGAAGGCCGGCCACAGCGCGGCGGTAGGCTTCGCTGCGCACCGGCTTGTCCTTGGCGATGGGTGCGGCTGGCGCGGTGGCCACGGCTTGGGGCGCGCGAAATGCGCCGGGCGTGACGGTCGGCACATGGCGCACGCGGTCAGGGTCGCGCTGGGAGGCCTGCGGCGCGCGGGTTTTGAATCCGGTGCGGCGCATCATTCGAGCACCTCCCCAGTCTCCGCATCCGCCCACTGCCGCGCCTCGCGTAACTCCACGCCGTGGTCGATTGCCCACGACATGACGTAATCAAGGAGCGAAGCCATGCGGGCCTTGCCCATGCGCGCGGTGCTCTCGCGCAGGTTCAGGAATTCGCCCTCCAGGCCTGGCACAAGGTCGGCGCCCTGCTTCGTGGCGACGGAATGGCCGGAGACAAACAACAGCTTCCATTCCAGCGCCGTGCGCTTTTGGCCCATCCATTCGGNTTGCTTGGCTACATCGGAGAAAAGCGCGTGCAGAAGGCGGTTTTGGGCATCGCTGCGNGTCTCGGGNCGCANCTCCAGCACNAGNNNCCCNCCACCAGCGNACGAGCCANCCCTTGGCATGNNNCCATGCCNGCTGGATAGCACCGTGGGCCTGTTGGGCGTTATGCAGGCGC